TACTACTAATCAAAACCTTGCAGGTCTAAAGACTAGAGACCAAGCCAAGACATTTATATATGCCTTAGGGTATGGAGCAGGAGATGCGAAGATAGGTAGTGTTGCAGGTGGTGGATTAAAGAAAGGTAAAGAACTAAAACAAACTTTCTTTAAGAACTTACCTTCACTTAAAAATCTAAAAGAGAAAGTACAGAAAGCATCTGAACGTGGGTATCTAAAAGGTTTAGATGGTCGTAAGATATATGTACGTAGTCAACATGCTGCACTTAATACTTTACTACAAGGTGGTGGTGCAATAGCAATGAAGAAAGCTATGTGTTTCTTAGATGCTTTGATAAAACTAAATAACATAGATGCTAAATTTGTAGCTAACATACATGATGAATGGCAGATAGAAGTACCTGAAGAGAGTGCTGACTTTGTTGGAGAGCTTGGTGTTAAAGCTATTGAACAAGCAAGTGAGCATTTTAAGATGCGTTGTCCACTAACAGGAGAATATAAAATAGGAGAGAATTGGTATGAAACCCATTAAAGATACAAACAGAAAAGGAGACTTCGCAGAATACTATGCCGTGACTTGGTTATGGGATAATGGATATGAAGTCTTTCAGAACTCAGGATGTACTGGTCCAATAGATATGATAGCTATGGATAAGAAAGGTACTGTTACTTTGATTGATGTAAAGACAATACATCCTAATAATGATAATGATAAAAATCCTAATTGCAAAAAGACTAGAACAAAACTACAACAAAAACTCGGAGTTCAATTGTTAGGGTTCAATCCTGATACAAGAGAACTACAATTTATAGGACACAGAAATGACTAAAGATAAAAAAGAGATTGACAAAACTGAATTAGATAGCTATAATAAATTTACGTCTGAGTCAGGACATTGGTATACTCAAGAGGGTGAACCAATGTATACTATCATCGGTGCTAACGGTAAGGAAAGAAACACAACTCTTAGAGATGCTAAGAAAGAAAACTTAGTTCCTTCTGTTACTACCATACTAGGTATGATAGCTAAACCTTCATTAGAAAACTGGAAAATAAATCAAGCACTTAACTCGGCTCTTACTTTAGATAGATACGAGGGAGAATCCCTTGACTCTTTTTCTTACAGATGTAAACATGATTCTAAAAAGATAGGTATGGAAGCTGCCAAACAAGGTACTGAAATACACTATCAGATTGAGAAAGGTTTCTTAGGTCTAGGTCAAACAAAACCTTACAAGAAAATTAAAGCTTGGTTAGATGAAAACTATCCTGATGAAGAATGGATTGCAGAAGATTCTTTCTGTGCTGATTCAGGGTATGGTGGTAAGATAGATTTATATTCTAAGTCTGGAATCTTTATTGACTTTAAAACTAAAGATAACTTAGAAGGCAAAGACCCTGCTAAATTAGTATACGATGAACACGGTATGCAGTTGTCTGCTTATGCACAGGGTTGTGGCTTTGATAATCCACAGAGAGTTTCTATCTTTGTTGATAGGAAAGATACAGGATTAATTTCTTGTCATATATGGGATGATGAATCTCACGACAGACATTTAAATATGTTTAATAGTATCTTAACATATTGGAAGCTAGTTAAGAACTACGATTCTTCTATTAATAATGCCTAGAAGAGTACCAAGAAAACCTAGACCTAAAAAGACTGGAGTACCGAAAGGATATGATAGTATTTGGGAATATGAAATACATCAGACTCTTCTTAAGGATTGGAAACATCATTGGGATAACATAGACTATATTGTTAAGCATAAATATGAACCTGACTTTGTTAAGATAATAGACAACAAAACTATTTTGATTGAAGCTAAAGGTAGGTTTTGGGATTACGCAGAGTTCAGTAAGTACATACATATACGAGAGGCTTTACCTGAAGGTTACGAGTTAGTGTTTCTATTTCAAAAACCTTTTGCACCTATGCCTCAAGCTAAGAAAAGAAAGGACGGAACAAAAAGAACTCATGCTGAATGGGCAGAGAAAAATAATTTTACATGGTATAACGAAGAGAGTTTACCAAAGGAGTGGAGAAGTAGTGAACTATAAATTTAATGAAGATAAAATATTGAATGAAGTAAAGTCTTATGTAGGTAATACATATGACCAACATTATTCTAATGGTAAGTATCAAGCAACAGATATGATAATTGATTCCGGATATGGAGAAGGCTTTTGTCTTGGGAACATTATGAAGTATGCTATGAGGTTTGGAAAGAAGGAAGGAAAAAACAATTTAGACTTGTATAAAATTATACATTATGCTATAATAGCTATTCATGTCAACAACAAGGAACAAGATAATGGTGGAAGATAAAATAGGAACTAAGCCTTACTTAGGAATTGAAATAGACTACGACAGAGAAAAAACATTTGATAAGTTTAGTCTTGATACATTGAAAGATAGATATCTTTGGGAGAATGAAACACATGCACAAGAAGCATTCGCAAGAGCCTCCGTCTTCGGAGCAACCTACAAAGGCGAGACAGATTTTGAACTGGCTCAAAGACTTTATAACTACAGTTCCTCTAGGTGGTTCATGTTTAGCACTCCTATACTTAGCAACGGGGGAACAAGTCGTGGGCTTCCTATCAGTTGTTTCCTTAATTATGTTCCTGACAGTCGGGGTGGTTTATCTGCTCACTATGACGAGAATATATGGTTGGCAAGTTCAGGTGGAGGCATCGGTGGATATTGGGGCGATATTAGGAGTAACGGTATTTCTACTACTCATGGCAGTCGTTCTACTGGCTCAATTCCTTTCATGCATGTAGTAGACTCACAGATGTTAGCCTTTAATCAAGGCACAACAAGACGTGGTAGCTATGCAGCTTACATGGATATAAGCCACCCTGAGATTGAAGAGTTTATAAACATG